TAAGAGACCAGGCTTTTCCGTTTATCACTATTGACTTAATAGATATCATCCCAGCTAACAACAGACAATCCTCTGGTGTTATTTACGACGGAGACTATCAGGGAACAGTAGCGCCTTCTGGGGATAACTCATATAGGTATGACATCCCAGTTGCATACGACCTTGTATATCAAATTACATCTTATGCTCGTCACCCACGACATGACCGTTCAATCATGTACCAGCTACTAAATAAGTTTCCATCAAAGTTTGGAAAGCTAGCAGTCCCTAACCAATTAGGTACAGAGACTGCTTATCGTTCCATGTTCCTTGATGGATTTGTAAAACGTGATACTGTAGATAGCGAAACGGGAAACCGACGCCTTTTGCGTAACACACTAACAGTACGAGTCGTTAGTGAGATGTCTCCCATTAGTAGCAGGACAAATCATCCCAGCGGTAGATACTGTAGTACTAGACACTATTTCGTATACCCTTACTGGAAACTATGAGAATCAATAAATGGAACTTTTGAATAACCTTAAGGAGATAATTTAATGGCATATGAACGCCCTGGGGAATACGTTCAAGAAACGTTAAACCCTGTTCAATCCACTACTGGTCTCAATTCTGACACTATCGGTGCCTTTATTGGACCTAACGACCGAGGACCTTCTACACCTACTCTAGTTTCATCATGGAGCGAGTATGTGAACCTATTTGGTTCTTGGAACACAACAGCTAGCAATGACCTACCTCTTGCACTATACCTATTCTTTGCAAATGGTGGTCGTCAGGCATACGTTTCTCGTGTGCTAGGTGCTAGCTCTGCTGTAGCAGCGCGTACTCTACAAGACCGCGCAGGTACACCTCTAAACACTCTAACATTAACAGCAGTAAACGCTGGAACATGGGCAGTAAACTCAGGCTCTTACTACGGTATTTCATTTGCCGTATCTGACTCTGCAATCACTGGTAAGTTTGACCTAACAATCTACTTTGGTGGAATCACAGCACCATACGTAGTTGAGAAGTTTACAGACCTATCAATGACTTCTACTGATGCTCGCTATGCGCCTTCAGTTATCAATGCAAGCTCTAAGTACGTTGTTGCAACTGATGCAGGCTCTGCCTCAACTGGAGCGACACGTAACCCAGCTGTAGTAGCTGTAGCTTCTGGTTCTCTTACTGGAGGCTTAAATGGCGCTGCAGTAACATCAGTGACTAACTATTCAGTCTTTGACACAATTACATCATCTCTGCTTCTTAACGTAGCTGGGTTCACAGATGCAGCCTCAATCAATGCTGCTATTGCGTACGCCGCTGGCCGTGGAGACGTATTTGTTATTGTAGACGGTAAGGATGACACAGTAGCAAACGAGTTAACCTTGGCAGCTAGCTATACATCTAGCGAGTATGCTGCGGTTTACTACCCACGTGTAACTATCGCTGACCCAACTAAGGGTGTAGGCGCTGCAACTGGTGCTACAAAGCTAGTAGGACCTGGTGGAGCAATTGCTGGTCTATTTGTAGCCACAGACAACTCTCGTGGTGTTTTCAAAGCACCTGCAGGCCTTCAAGCACGTGTTGCTGGGGCGGTATCTGTAGCACCTCTTACTAACGCAGAACTTGACAGCTTAAACTCTGCAAGCGCGCCAGTAAACGCAATTAAGTATGTACCTGGTTCTGGAATCGTAGTCATGGGCTCACGCACCCTTAACCCAGCTTATATTTCTAGATATGTACCTGTACGCCGTACACTTATCTATCTAGAGAAGGCTCTTTCTGAAATCACTCAGTTTGCAGTCTTTGAGCCAAACGACTCTGCGCTATGGCGTCGTTTAAACTCTACAGTGTCCAGCTTCTTAACCAATTTCTGGGCACAGGGCGGTCTCCGCGGAACAACACCTCAACAAGCATTCTTTGTTAAGGTGGACAGCACAATCAACACACAAGCAACTATTGATAATGGAGAAGTCCATATCGAAGTTGGTGTTGCCTTGCAGCGTACTGCAGAGTTCGTAATCATTAAAATTGGTCAGTTTGACGGTGGAACCACCGTTACTACGGCGTAAGGAGAGATAAACAATCATGCCAGACAGTTCAATTAATCGCTTTTCTACTCTAGCAACAGACCCGTTACGCTCGTTTCGGTTTATGGTAGAGTTCACTAGCGCATCAGACCCTACATTTAGCTCAAAGATTCTAACTTCAGCTAATACAACTACAAACACAACTTCTCTCTCTACTGGTTTCATTGGTGGTTTTATGTCCGTAAGCGGATTAAACATCACTACACAAGCTATCCAGTACCGTGAGGGCGGTTACAACACCACCGTTCACCAGATTCCAGGTATGACTACGTTCACACCTATCACTCTGCAACGTGGTGTTCTATACGGCAACGACCAGGCTATTACATGGATGCGCGGATTATTTGCCGCAGTTTCTGGTGATGGAATCGATGCGGGCGCCTCTGTTAACAAGGGCTATCGTGTTAACATGAAAATCTACGTTATGGACCACCCAAACTCAGGTGCTACAAACACACCACGTATGGGTTTTGATGTTCGTAATGCTTGGATTACTCAGCTTAGCTATACAGACCTAAACGCAAATGATGGTGCAATCCTATTTGAATCAATGAACTTGGTTCACGAAGGGTTATCAGTATTCTTTACTGACAGCTCAGGCCTACCTGTAGGTCGCCAACTTAACTAATAAAACAAAGGAGCACAATACGTGACTAAAATTATTACAGATGCAGAACTTGTACAACAGTACGCTAATAAGGTCATGGAGGAGCCCGAGCGGGTTATTACTACTCGGGCCCCTTCAGACTCAGAAGTAACTCTTCCTGGAGGGTACATCCTTCCTAATGGAGAGCTCGTTACTAAGGCGGAGGTTAAAGAATTGACTGGAGCTGATGAGGAGGCCTCTAAAGCTGGCTCCACGGCTAAGTCTCTTAACGTTCTTCTACAACGAGGTCTTGTAAAACTAGGTGACAAAGAGGTATCTAAAGAAGATTTAGATGCTTTATTGTCTGGAGACCGAGACGCTATCTTGTTAGGTATTCGTAAAGCGACTTTTGGTAAGACCTTAACAGTCAACATTCGGTGTGTGTCATGCTCTCAAGAACAAATTAGTGATATAGACCTAGACGAGGATGTACCAGTAAAAAGTTTAGCTGACCCAGTATCTGACCGCGTTTGGGAAGTACATACAAAGCAAGGAGTAGTTCATTTATCACTTCCTAATGGAATTACTCAAAAGAAGCTTATGGATAACCTAGATAAAACATCTGCTGAGATTAATACAATGCTACTCGCTGGCTGTGTTGTTTCAGTTAACGGTTCCCCTTCAATTGGGGCGTCAACCGCTTTATCTCTTGGTTTATCTGACCGCAATAAGATTATTGACGAGATTATTGACCGCAACCCAGGCCCACGCCTTGGGGAGGTGAAGAAGGTCTGCAAGGCATGTGGAGAAGATATTCACCTACCACTTAGCCTTCTAGATTTGTTTCGCATATGAGTATGGCTCATATGAACGTCTTCTTGATGAGTACGAGATACTAACAAGAACGTTTACAGGATGGACTCTTACTGAGATACGAGGATTATCAGTAAGAGAAAGAAAGAATTGGATTGATAGAAGTCAACGTGGAAGAAGGAGTTAAAAGTGGCAAGTAGAGAAGCCATGAACATGGGCTCGCGTGGTAGCAGTACTGTTATCAGCGAGCTTAGGTCAGTCATTTCTTTACTAGGCCAGACCGCAGACAGCGCATATCAAAAGGTAGCCTCTAGCGCGGCTAAGATGTATTCATCTGGTGGAGCGGCAGCTTCTAGTAACTTAGTAGCCCCTAATCCAGTATTTAATAGTGCGCCTCCAATAACTTCTGTAGTTCAAACTGGTAATGGATTAGTGGCCGCTGGTCCTAGTGGAGCAGGGGCAGTAGCGGGTGGGGGAGCTACTAACCTAACAAACTATGTGTCTCAGTATGGCGGAGGTACTTTATATTCTCCTGAAACAGGTAGCGGTAGTGGGTTTGGTAGCGGAGGAGGAGGAGGGGTCCGAAGTAGCGGAGGGACCTCTGGTGGAGACCCAAACGCTACCTCACGAG